CCATGTTCTCAGTGCATCCAAAATATGATAAAGCCTTCTGTGTCGGTAGGACTGCAAGCCAGATGGAAGACCCGCACTTCTGGAAAATCACTTGCTCCTACAACAGCAATATCGACACCGTGGCGCCGAGCTCCACGCCTAGCGCAGCGCAGACGCCCGAGGTAGCAAGTCAGAACAAAGGGGCAAGCCCCGAAGAGAAGGCCAGCGAGGCGAACGAGAACCCGCTGACTCGACCCACGGACATTGATTTTAGTACGGTCGATAAAGAGTATGTGATGACCGAGGACTTTAGCACCCCCGTTAAGCCGATGATCAACGGCAACGGCGAAAGGTTCGACCCGCCTGTAATGGCAAGCCGCCCCTTGTTAGCCATGAAGTTAGAGTTCAACAGCGCCACCTTCATCGCCTTGGATTGGATGGATCGGGTTAAGTGCGTCAACACAAGCTCATTCTCGGGGTTCGGCCCAAGGACTATGCTCTTAGACAAAGTCACAGCAAAGCGGGTCTATGAGAACGGCGTCAAGTATTGGCGCATCTCGCTTGAGTATCTCTTGAATAAAGAAAACTGGGACGCCGAAATCCTGAACCATAGTTACACCGAATGGAACGGCACCAAGCTAATTACCGCAAGAGATGTTGCGGGCAATGTTCTCCCTAATGGTGTGATCATCATGGGTGACACTGGCATTCCTCTCGATCACGGGGTCGCCCCTACCCTAGAGAACGGCGGGTTCCTAGCCTTCCGACTTTACGACGATATCCCTTACACCTATCTCACTCCGATCTACAGAAAGATTCTCTAATGTCCAGCGCCTATGGCTTTACTGAAGACTCAGCAAGACGCATCGCCAGAGTGGTGAAGTCTGTTGAGGGCGACACGACGGAGCCCACACGCATCGGGCCCATGCTCGGCGGTTCCACGATGTCGGTGGTGAAGGTGACGGCGCTAGGCTCGCCCCTCAATACCGGGCAGAGGGTGGACTATCACGCCAGCGCCAACACCATGAACGACATAAATGAGGTTAAGATCAAAGAGTTAAACGGTGCAGCGCTTACCGTGGGGCAACGCTACATGGGGCAATTCTCAGGCTACACCGAAGCAGGGTTGCCGGTGTTTGTGGTGAAGACGGGAGCGGCTTCTGGTGGTTCCGCAGTGATAGAAGTGGTAACGGATGTTATTTGTACACCCACAGGGATAGAAGTTTCAACGGTTACGCTATCAGGTGCTGATTACGATAACGCAGTAATTAAGCAGTTCCTTGCGCTTACCGATGTAACACCGTCCTCTTTTCTAGGAAACCAAGGCCGAGTAGTAAAAGTCAACGACGCTGCCACTGCTTTGGAATTTGGTGCAATAGGCGAAGGGCCAAGCTACACCACTTTTATCGCTCTCAGTGATTCGCCTGCGACTTATGGAAGTTCTAGCACCTACTATTCTTTAACAGTCAATAGCGCAAATTCTGCCGTAGTTTTTTCGGCGAATAATGTGACAACGACTAACTCACTCACTGGCGGAGGTAATCCAAATTCGCCAGCGTGGACAGCGTTAAAGCTGGTGAACGACACAGCAACGCCTGGCAATAGCAAATACTACGCAACGCACGCCACCACAGGTGCTAGGGGCTGGCAGGCACTCACGCTCAAAGGTGCAACCGATTTTCCAGCAAGCTACACCAGCGCAGCCGGGAAGTTCTTGAAGGTCAACTCAGGTGCCACTGCGGTGGAGTTTGCAACCGTGGACATTCAAGCCATGCTTGACGCAATCACAGACCTTACCGCAAGAATCGTAGTGTTGGAAGGTGCATAATGCAAATTTACTGGGATGACCAATACCCCATTTATTCTTCGCTCGGCTTAGTCACACACACAAGACAAGACACCGGAGAGCTTGCAATTAGATTTGATGACTTTAATTTTGGCATTACTGCTACAAGCCTATCAAGAGAAGGCCGATCTCCTAAAAATTTTGTAGATCTCGGAATAATCAGAACGGTTTGCGATGTAACAGTTGCAGGCTTCCTAGTACCGCAAGAAGTTTACTTTTTAAAAATCAAAAATCTTCCTGAAGGCAACCAATATTTTTATGTTCCGCCGGGATGGATACCAACTAATGCAAAACTTGCAACAACTGCAAACATCTCTTTGACCGGACTCCAAGTTGTTGACGGAATTATGACCGCATTAAACGATATAGTAGTAGTCCAAAACCAAACAGATGAGGCGGAAAACGATATATACACAGCTAAATCTGGAGCATGGGTTAGGTATACCTTGCTCTATCAGACTTACTACGGAACGCCATTCCTATTGAGTGTGACAAGTGGAGTAAGCAACGGAGGGAGAACATTTTCAGTTTCTCGCATTACTGAAGTTATTAGCTTTGCCTATGTTTACCATCTCGAATTTAATCCGGTAACGATTATACTGTATTCGTCTTACGAGGATGCTGTAGCAGAAATTGATCCGATAATACCACCAGAAAACACACAGTTTAATTTGAATTTTTTCAATAAGATTTATGCACCTATTGCTTGCGTGGAGATGGCAGCAGCAGATGTTGCAGATATCTACTGCTGTCCGCCACCTACTGAATACTTGCAAACTTTCCCTGACCATGTGGAATTAGTTTTTCCAACGGAAACAGTAGTGGCAAGGTTGTTCGATCCTTCAGCAACTTATGTCAGCACCTACAACGGAGCTATATATTCAGGCATCAACTACTTTGTTCACTATGAATATGATGCGCCTATTTTATGCAGCGGCGTTTCACGAACAAATAACAGAAGATTTTTTTGGTTCCGTGTAGTTGACGGCATCGGCACCTACCAAGCACAGCTTTTAAATTATATTCTTGGCTCTGGTGCCGATGTATGCGCTGCCTCTTGGACTTATTATTTAGATTACTATTATCGTGTTTGGCGCAGCAATGAGAACTATTCTTATGAGTCACCAGTTTCTTTGCCTTCCTATGCAGCCTTTGACTTTTCGCAGGCAACACCGCACGAATGGACAAGCTACAACACGGCATTGAGTCCAGCAACATTTTCATCTAATTATCCAGCGAGTTACTCGCCAACTCTTTTAAGCTTTGATATTCAATACGCTCAAACCATACCGCCTACCATCACCTGTTACCTAATTGATGCAGTATTCCAGCGCACGACCGTAGGCATCCCTTCCGGCGATGATATTGCACTAGGCACACTTAGTGTTACCTTAACCTACGACGCAGCAAGCAGCACCTACTATGGGCCAGTGGCGAACTATTACAACATACCAGGCAGATTATCGATGCCAGCAGGCCTATTGCCTACTGTTGCCAGTGGTAAAAGATTTCTTAATTCATCGCTACTTAACTGGAAAGTGAACTCTTCTAACCAAATTTACTACGAGCATTATCTAAGTTCTGGCGGTCTAAGTAGCGATATCACCTTGTTCTATAGTGGTTACTCAGACGCAAGAAAACCAACGCCAGCGACCTCTGAATTTTACAAAACAAACTCCTACTATGTTTACACCAATACCAATGGCTCGCTAATGCGATCCGATCCGACAACGCAAACGGCAACCCCCTAACTAGTGCGAGCGATTTGCATCGCCACACAAGCCAAGTTAACCTCGGTAATATTCTTTTTTTCGGAGGTCATTATGCCAGCAGGAATCTACAACTTTGCGGCAGAACAGGGCGCAACCCTATCCCGTACCATATTGTACACCGACGCTGACGAGGTCGAGACCGATCTGACAGGCTACACCGCTGCTATGCAAGTAAGACCAACCGCAGCAAGCGCAACCGTCACGCTGGAGCTCACCACAGAAAACACCCGAATCACGCTTGGCGGTGCCGCCGGAACTGTGGATTTACTCGTTGACGCGGCCACGATGGAAGCGATTACGCCTGGTAAATACTTCTACGATCTCGAACTTTATAACGGCTCAACGGTGATCAGACTCATCGAAGGCACTTTCACCGTGAAAGCGGAGGTGACAAGATAATGCCAGACATCGTCGTGGTCACAGAATCTGGCATCGTCACAGTCGCACAAGGCGAAACGCTGGTAACCGTCTACGATGGCCGAGGGTTGACAGGGCCAGCGGGCGCTGCAGGTTCTTCGACACTCGATGGACTCACCGATACCACCATTACTGGGGTGGCAGATGGTGACCTTTTAAAATATTCATCGGCATCAACGCAGTGGGTCAACACCAACAAACTAGATGGTGGTAATTTCTGAAGGTAACTTCTAACTAAGGACTTTTTATCATGGCGAACACGATCAGAATTAAGCGCAGAATAGGTGGCTCCACTGGCGCACCCTCGACACTCGGGGCAGCGGAACTTGCCTTTAATGAAAATGCAGGCGGGAGGATTCTTTACTACGGACTAGGTGATGACAGCTTCGGGGTGGCAACATCCGTAATTGCAATCGGTGGCCCTGACTTCGCAGTAACAACCACCACAAATGCCAACCTCACTGGCCCGATAACATCAGTAGGGAACGCAACCTCGGTGGCAGCGCAGACTGGCACAGGCACCACCTTTGTGATGAACACTTCACCAACGCTGGTAACACCAGCACTCGGCACCCCTTCAAGCGGTGACCTAACCAATTGCACATTCCCTACGCTGAACCAGAACACCACCGGCTCGGCAGCAACAGTGACCACCAATGCCAACTTAACCGGAGTGATCACAAGCAGTGGCAATGCAACTGTAATTGCTAGCCAGACCGGAACCGGATCAAAGTTCGTAGTTGATACGAGTCCTACGCTTATCACTCCTGACATTGGAGTAGCCACTGGCACTAGCTTGGTTCTCAGTGGTGACCTAACCGTGAACGGCACCACGACCACGATATCTAGTACCACCCTTGCAGTGGGTGATAAGAACATTGTTCTTGCTAGCGCATCCACAACCGATGCGGGTGCAGATGGTGGCGGTCTAACCTTGAAGGGTTTAACTGATCACACATGGAACTGGGTAGATGCAACCGATGCCTGGACAAGCAGCGATCATATCAACATTGCATCAGCCAAGAGCTACTACATCAACGGCACTGTAGTCTTATCAGCGACCAGTCTTGGTAGCGGCATCATTATCGATGGCGGGACTTTCTAACATGGCTAATCTAATTAAGATAAAACAAAGCGCAGTAGCTGCAAGGGTGCCAACCACAAGTGATCTCGCACTGGGTGAGCTTGGGGTTAATACCTACGATGGCAAGCTCTACACACGCAAGGATAACGGAACTCCCAGCATCATTCAGATTGGGGCATCCACAGTCACAGCTTTACCTGTCACGCTCTACAGTGGCAGTGTGACCAATGTCAGTATTTCAAATGGCTCGTTGCCTGTGCTTTTATTTGGTGGCGTTACCACCGTTAATGTAACCGTCACCTAGGAGAAAACATGGCAGCACGATATCCGTTAGTAGTAAACACGACCACGGTGCAAGAACTTCAAAGCGGTGACACGCTTTCGCTAACCTCACCAACTTTGGTGACTCCTGTTCTCGGCACACCTTCCAGCGGTACGCTCACCAGTTGCACCGGACTTCCTATATCGTCAGGGGTTAGCGGACTTGGCACAAGCGTTGCCACTTTCTTGGCTACACCATCCAGCGCAAATCTCGCCTCATGCCTCACGGATGAAACTGGCACAGGGGCAAATGTTTTTGCCACCAGCCCAGCACTCACCACGCCAACGATCACTGGATTAATAGAAGTTAAAACCGCACCAGCAATATCGACAGGAACGCTCACGCTAAATTGTGCCCTTGGAAATGTGTTTCATGTAAGTTTGAACGCAGCGATAACCACATTGACAATCAGCAACATACCGACCACAGGAAACGCTTTCGGAATCACACTTGCATTCGTTTGCGATGGAACGGCTCGAGCAGTCACATGGCCAGCAGCAGTAAAATGGAGTGGCGGTACGGCACCAACTTTGACCAGCACCAATAACAAGGTTGACATATTCGTACTGACCACATGGGATGGCGGTACAACTTGGTACGCCATGACTGGAGGCCAGAATTTCTAATGCCTATTAATAGAAAAATCATGGGTGTGAGTAGGGGCCGAGTGTTTACTGGTGCGTTGAGTGGAAGTACTACCATTGCTTCTGGTACGTCACCAAAAGGTGTTTGCATTTCCGCTGATGGTAAGTCAGTCTACGCAGTCGATAATGGTAATGTTCGGATCTTTGATCGCAACACCAGCACTGGTGCGTTATCTGGAACAAGCACTATTGAGACTGGATCAACCCCTTGGGATATTTGCATTTCCGCAGACGGAACATCAGTTTACACAGCAAATTCCAATTCAAACACAATCTCTATCTTTAGTAGAAATGTTAGCACAGGGGCCTTAACATCTGGTGGAACGATTGCTACTGGAAATAGACCTTATTATATCTGTATTTCCGCAGATGGGACATCAGTATACACGGCTAATTACGTTGGAGCCACAATCTCTATCTTTAGCAGAAATGTAAGTACAGGGGTACTTAGCGGTACTAGCACCATTGCTACCGCATCTTACCCTTATGGCATTTGCATTTCCGCAGATGGGACATCAGTTTACGCAGCTAATTTTGGTGGTGCCACGGCCCAAATCTATACTCGCAGTGTTAGCACAGGGGCATTGACATCTGGTGGAACGATTGCCACTGGTACAAACCCTTGGGAAATTTGTATTTCCGCAGATGGAAAATCTGTTTATACAGCTAACCAAGGTAATGCCACCATTTCCATCTTTGATCGCAACATTAGTACTGGTGCGTTGTCTGGAACAAGCACAATTTCTACTGGTACATGGCCTACTGGTATACTCGTTTCACCGGATGGGGTCAGTGTTTACTGCACAAATCAAGCTAGTGCCACAGTCTCTATTTTTGCTAGGAACGTAGGCACAGGAGCATTGAGCGGAACAAGCACTATTGCTGCTGGAGACACACCTTTTGGCATTTGCATTTCCGCAGACGGCACTAATGTTTACTCAACTGGCAGCGGTTCTGGATCAAATAAAGTACACATCTTCACTCGGAGTTAATCATGCAATACGCAAAAATAAACGGTGACACGATCTTAGAGTTTCCATCCTATCCACAGCAGAACCATCCGCAAACCAGCTTTGGCGATGGCTGGACTGGTGGCGAGATTGAAGGCAGCACTTATGTGCTAGTGGAAATTGAGGACACACCGCAAACCGACTACCTGACACAAGACACGGAAGTCGAAGCACCAAAAAAGGTGGCTGGTAAATGGAAGGTGAAAACCAAGGTGAAGGATATCACACCAGAGGAAAAGGCGAAACGCAAAGCCGAGAGGGCAGAGCGAGACGCAGAGCAAGAGGATAACTTCCTCAGCAAAGCAGAAATCAAAGCAATACGAAAACTTCTTAAGGCGCAGTAAACCCGAAAGGCCCATGATGAACCTCTTCCTATGGCTCTTGCTTTTCAGTCAGATCGAGGCAACCTCCGTCGAGGGTGGTCGCACCTCTCCCGATGGTGCCGAGGAAATTCAAATCGACTTGCCCGGCTCGCAACAAATGAAGAACACCGGAGGCAAAGACGGCGCGGGCCTTTGTGTCTTCACATCGATCGAGCACGCAGGGCGATGGCAAAATGTGGATAGCATCCTCGGACTACAGCAGAAGATGACACGGGAGCAGGGTGGTGGCTACCCTTCCAAGGTCGAGAAGATGCTGGCGAAGTATTGCGACGGCGCACAATACCTGCAATACGAAGGAAGCGACCCCGCACTGATCAAGCTTGCTCTCACTACGGGCAGAATGCCCTCGGTCACTTACGGCTACTCACCCCGCTACTCAGGCAAGATCGCCCACATGGTGAACGCGGTACACCTCACCGAGAAATGGGCAGCAATCCTCGATAACAACTTCCCCGGTGAAACCAAGTACGAATGGATGAGCCCTAGCGAGTTCAAGAAGAGATGGGTTTCAGGAGGAGGCGGCTGGGCAGTGGTCGTGATCGCTCCCCCGCCTCCCCCGATGCCGTACAACGAGGGCGAACCCGTTAAGGTGTACGGGCAAAAATGGGGCACACCCTCGAGCGCTGCGGTCGTAGCGCCTTACGAATGGCGAGCCATCGATGCAAACCAAATAGCACTCTACAGCGCAGGCAAGCAGCTCGGCGTCTGGATCATGGCCCGCCAATGCTACCGGGAACTATTGCCCGACGGCAACTGGTCATCAGACCAGGAGCTCGCCCCGTTCGCACCACCCGCATCACACACCATCAAAGTCATCGAGCAACAGGAACAAAACTTCGGACTCGATCGATCCCGCATCGACTCAGGCGTTGAAAAGTTCTGGCTCGGTGGCAGAGAGGTTACCCGTAAACAAGCCTACAGCGCAATCGAGGGGAAGGGTAAAGACCTCATCGACGACCGCGAGAAGCTTCGGCTAACTGTAATTGGGACGCCGTCTGAATGCAAGGCAGTGATCGCAGATCTCGAAAGCAACCCTGCACTGAGCGTGTTTGCTGACACCCTCTTAGTGCAGAGTTACCGGCCCGACAATTGGGCAGTCAAGGAACTCGGGTTCCTTCCCGGTACACCTCGCATCATGGTGCAGGGTGGCCCAGATTCACGGGGCGCAGGCAAGGTGCTTCATAGTCAAGGTGATTACAATGGCGGGGCTAATGCCCTTGCTGATGCCCTTAGAAGGGTAAGGCCTGACTACGACCCCAACAAGGATGTGGACAAACGAAAAGCCCCCGCAAAGCCCACCTCCCCTGACGCTGGCAACAGCACCATCGCACTCATCGTGATGTTGTTGGCTGGCGGTTTAACCGTGGCGGGTTTCCCTGCGTTGGCATCCCTAGTGCGCATCGGTGGCACGATGTTCGCACCCAAGCCTGCCGAGGTCGTGGTGGAAACTGTAAAGAGGAAAACCGTAAAGCCAAAGAAGAAAAAGGTTTAGGAGAAAGTTATTACGAGGCGGTTGATAAATGGAAATTCCGAGGGACGATGAACGAATAATAAGGAGTGCCTCATGGATAAGCTTAAATCGGGATGGAAGACTTCAGAGTTCTGGACAACTTGCATTCTGCAAGGCGTCTCGTTTGCGGTGATTCTTGGCATGGTCAACAGCACTGAGAGCGCAACGCTCACGGACTCGTTAACCAAAATGGTCACCGCCATTTTTACCCTCGCCATTTCTGGTGGCACTACCTTGGCTTATATCAAAAGCAGATTCGATCTTAAAAACAAATGAACTTTGCGCACCGGATCATCACTGGAATGCTCGCCGCATGGTGCCTATGGTTCACCCTCTATGGTGGTTGCCACTGCTACAGTGATAGACCTTTCCTTAAGCTCGCAAAGCTCCTCCTCTGGTTGCTCGGGTCTCTCGCTCTCTAGACAGGGAACACACATGGAAGAAGACCCTTGGCTCAAACACCTTGAACAATGCTACAGCGACCGCGATAACGGAGCAAAGGCTTCCGACCCCGAAGACCTACGCACGCTGATGCTACGGAGGTTAGTGATCACCTTCGGCGTCGATTCGGATTATGTCAACTCCCTCATGCCGTTGCTCATTCAACAGTTTGTGATCGAGTACGCACGACACGGCTCGAGCAAGAAGTGCTTTGAATCCCTCGATGATAACTTCATCGACTTGAGCGACCCCCGCTTTCAGGTCAAGCTCAAGAAGATCAGACGGGGCCGAGGTAATGACCCTTACGAAATACCACCAAAAACCAAAGGCAAACTGGATGGCTGAGATTACCTGTGTAAACTGCAAAGAGCGACGCCCGCACCGGGCCAAGGGCTTGTGCATCAAGTGCTATGATCGCATACCACGCAGGCTCATCACCTGCATCTCATGCGGGGAGCGCAAGCCACATGAGGCACGGCAACTCTGCCGCCAATGCTATAAGAGCACGGGGCCCGACACGCCGAAGATGTCGCACTCGCTCGGGTGCGTGAAAGCGGAAGAGGAAAACAAACGAGACTCACTTAGGGTGCCACCACTTGGGCCGACGCTAGCTCGCCCCGGATCTGAGGAAAAGATTCAAGTCCTCATCGCCCGACACACCCGCTTCGAGACACTCTATCACCCCAACGACTGCGTGATCCCGAAGGAGCTTGAAGGTGGTGGCAGCAAGCGCATCGATGGCGGCTGGCATAACGGCGCAACCATCTTTCACACCCCCGACCTCGATGACTAGCCAGACCCGCTCGATGAGCTTGATCGAATCTATTGCGAACACGGGCGCGGGCTTTCTTGTTTCCTTGCTCATCCAGATCACGATCTTCTCATGGATGGGAATCGAAACCACGACCACGCAAAACCTGACCATGAGCGGGGTGTTTACCTTGGCCAGTTTGGTGCGGGGCTACCTCATGCGGAGGGTGTTTGTATGGTGGCAAAGCGGTACAACATTTTTTTAGAAATCATGCGTATTCCTGCATAATAATGCGTAAAGAGTTTAACGGATTTTTAAAAATTAGCGATGATAATACGCTATCAGAATAGGGCTTTGCTGCTCTTCCATATTTCTGGTTGGGGTGGAAGAGGTCGCAGGTTCAAATCCTGTATCCCCGACCTTGTTTTTG